ATCAAGCACAATCAGCTCCTACTTTATATAAATCTGTAACTGTTAAGTGGGAGCAAAATGATGAGTTTATAAATTCAACTCATTGGGGGAGAAGAAGTCCTAATGAACCGTATTTAAAAACTTATAAGAAATTAGTAGAGGTATCGGATAAAGAAGTTATTTTAGAACATTGGGGTGGAACTTATAGTGGGTTGCAACGCAATGAAGATTGTGATATGGTATTAAAGTATGATGGTCAAGCATGGTTAGGTAATTTTGATACCAGTATGGATGAAACTGGAGAAGTTATAACAGGTCATGCTGAACTTGGTGTCTATGGACATAAACTTTTTATGAGGGATAGATTTTTAGATTCTAAAGGTAGGATTATTTGGGGTGCAGATGAAATTTATAAGTATCTGAGAGTTCAATAAATATACATGATAAGACCCTAATAAAAATGAACCAGACAATCGATGGTATAATTAATGAGAATAATATTAACTTTGTAGGGAAAGACGGATTTTTCTGGTGGGTTGGTGAAGTTGAAGATAACGAAGATCCTATGGAGTTAGGTAGGGTTAGAGTTCGTGTGCTTGGATATTATACTAATGTTCGTGGTGGTACTACAGCAGATCTAAAGACAGACCATCTTCCTTGGGCAACAGTATTACAACATACATCTCAAGCTGGTAATGATGGGCAAGGTGAATCTTCAGGACAATTGCAACCTGGTGCAGTTGTTATGGGATTCTTTATGGATGGTGATGATGCACAAATGCCAATAGTAATTGGTGTTATGCGTGTTAATAAAGCTACAGAATCAAGACAGATAAAGGAATTTGCTTTCACTGGTGAAGATATGAAAGCAAGTAGTACTGGAACTATAAATCCTGCATCAAATAGACCAGGAGACCCTAATGGTATTGGGTCAGATAATTTTAGAAGACCAGGATTACAAAATAATAGTGTATCAACAGTTGCAGCAACTACAACTACGGAGATTGGGGGTAGGGGGTCACCACTTAATGTGGGTATGACTCCAGGTATTAATGGTAGTGCTGGTAATCCTCAAAAACCAAGACAACCTGAAAAACCAATACCTGCTGCTAATGGTGTTGGTGGACCTTGGAAGAGTTTAGATTATACATTATCGTATCTTATAGAAGATCTTGCAGACCAAGCAGGTTTGTTAGTTAAATGTGCTGATGGTCAATATTTAAATGTTATTACTGGAACTCTTGTAACAAATGCAGAACTTACTGCAAAGATACAAAATTTCTTAGGTACTGTATTCACTCAAGTTGTTAGTGCTATGCGTACAGCAACTTCTACTCTTATTGATGATTTGGAGTTGTCTGTTTTATTGAATAAGTCAACTGGAGCACCTTATATAATACAAACTACAGTACAGGCAGAAGTTAGTAAAATATTATCTAGTTTATGTGCTATTGATAATAACCTAACAGATTTTATTAACACACCATTAACTACTGTAACATCTAATTTAGATTCATACTTAGATAGTCTGATTGATAAACCAACGTTTGTTACTCAAGGTGTTGAAGGTGTTATTAGTATTGTAATATGTAATGTTGAAAAGTTATTGAATAATCTTACTACAGTAGTATCACAAACTGAAGCAGTAGTTGCTGATTACCAAGATGCAAAAGAAGTATTAGATACTTGGAAAGCAGGTAATAAGATATTCTCTGAGAAGACTAATTTATTTACTAAAGACGTTAATACATTAACTGGACTAATAAAGTTATTTGTTGAGTTTTCTGAATCGGGTTGTGTTAGACCACCTAAGAGTGGAGAAGATAATGTTGGTTGGTTCCCTCTATTTGGTGTAACTCATTGTACTCCTGAAGAATTTGCTTCCATAGCAGTACTTAGAGGTGAGACTAGAGGTAAGTGTGGAGAGTCTACTACTATTGCTGGTGGACTATTTGATTCTGTATTCTCTGAAGCGGATCCTTATTTAACTACTGCTAAGACACAAGTTAATGGTTCTTTTGAATTATATGTTGGTACACCTGGTCGTCAGGCAACTATTATTAAGAGAGAGAATGGTACTACTCATACTTCAGTAAGTTTGAATAATGCCATGCACCAAGAGTGGATGGCTAAGAGAAAGATTAAAGAAGACTTCCCAGATCTATCAGAGGATGAAGTTAGTATTGCAGCAGCAGAAGCAGTTGCAGCATCAACTAGAACAACGTCTTCACAAACACCTTGGGTTAGATCTGCTGACAATTTACCAGATGGTGTACAGGGTTTATGGAGTGACTTCTTAAAAACTTATGGTGTTTACCCATCTAATACTTCAGCATTACTAGGAACACATACTGGTACATGGGAAGTAGTTGTTACTGTTGAGGGAACATATACTTTTGATGTTCAAGCGGATAATCAAGGTAGTATTTCATGGGATGGAGTAACTCTAGGTCAGACATCAATGTTCCAATCTCATAATGTAACATCTACATTTATTATAGAGAATGTACAAGCAGGTACACATACTATTAAAGGTAGTATAACCAATGTATATACTGAAAATGCTGGTTCTGGATGGGAAAGAAACCCTGCTGCTATTGCATGGACATTAAAAGATCCTACAGGAACAGTTATAAAAACATCTCTTGATTCATTCCCAGTTAGATATCATCCTAGTACTGCTGCTAATGGAGATGAGGGTAATTTACTTGCTGACCATATTAGTTGGGCAGGTACTAAAACTGAAGAAGTGCATGGAGATGATGCAAAGGTTATTGATAATGACTACTGTAGAACAATTCAAGGTGATTATAGATTAAAAGTAACTGGTGATTGTCACATTGAAGTTGGAGGTGGTTTCTTCTTTAATGCTCAAGGTGCTCCAAAATCTGTTAGTAAACATGGACATCCTAAGAATAAGGAAATTCAAAAGCATATTATTAATTTTGGATCTGATGTTGATATGAATGTTGCTGGTGCTGCATTTGAACTACAAGCAGCAAATCTAAGAATGGCAGCAACTAAGACATCTATTACAGGTAAAGAATATGAAAATGCATCAAAATTACAGAAATATTCTGGTGTAGAGTGTATTATCAGTGCTGATAATTCTATTGAAATGGTTACTACTGCTTTGTATCAGAAGATTAACATTAATAAGAACCCTGCTGCTACCAAGTCTGGTATTAGTACAATATGTCATGGTTCTGTAGATCTTGCTCTTATGCCTGGTGGTTCTACAACTGATAATGTTCCTAGATTTACAGTTGCTAATCCTTCAGGACCAGTTTCTATGCAGTGCGGTTCAACTGGATTTAATTTGAATGTAATGGAAGGTGCTTATAATGTAATGGCACATGATGGACTTATTCGTATGGAGTCTAAGACTGGACCAGCAACCATTAAGGCAAAGGGTGCTATTGGTATAAATTCAGTTGCAGGTGCCATTTCTCAAACTGCCACCTCTATCTTCCTAAATTAATATACCTATGATATAATATCATTATGGATGAACTAAGACAGCAGCAACTAATAGAACTCAAGGAAATACTTGAGGATACTATTCAGTATTTCTGTGATGAGAACTTAGTATCAGGTGAAACAGCATGGACAATGGTCGGTGCTTTATCTGATGCAAAATTAAACGTGGAATTTACTAATGACTGACATTCAAGATGTAACTGAAGAAGAGGCGTGTAAGAACCTCAAATTTCTTTTGACTATGACTGAAAGGAATCGTACTGTTTGGAGAATTAAATCTCCAGAAGGTGCTGTTGCTTTGTTATCCCCAGTAATTCAATCTGGTCCTCCAGTTGATGAGGAAGTATTGAAACAGGTCGATGAATTTAGAAAGGATTTTGTTGACAATCCTAACTAAATATTTTATAATCATCTAGTAACTGAGCAGACCAATGCGTCTTAAAAGCCATGAAACTCCTAGAAAGCGAGGACGCAACATCAAATCCCGTCTAGCGTCTGCTCGCTTACGACAATTAAAGAAACGTACAAAATTATTTGTGAAGAAACTTTATAATGAGTAACCTTATATCACTTTTTCCGATAATAATTCATCAGTTTGATATTCCTGATTTTGATGCAGCTGCTATAGAAGAGTATTGTTATGGTGAACAAAGGGTAGACCCAGAAGGAAAACAAAAATCTAATAGAGGAGGGTGGCAATCTCAAGATCATTATTGTAGGTTTGATAATATTTTAAGTAGAACTCTTATGAGGGGATTAAATAAATGGTCTGAAGGTGATATACTTCAGAAAGGAACTGAAATGGAAGTTGGTGCAATGTGGATTAATATAAATGGTCCTAACTGTTATAATATGAAACACAACCATCCTAATGCTGATTTATCTGGAGTATTTTGGGTTAAGGGATCTGGTCCAAATATAGGTTCTTTAATATTTGATGATACTAATAACTATTCAAGATTTCAAGAAAGTGTATGTTATAGTGAAACCTTTAAAAATTCCAATTATCTGTGGGACCAATTTACATTTGAACCTACAATAGGACAATGCATTATTTTTCCAGCATGTCAGGATCATAATGTAGAAATTAATGGAACAGATGAAGAAAGAATATCAGTTTCTTTTAATATTAGACTTGACATAGATTTTAATTCTGCTACAATAGGTAGGATGAGGAACAAATAGTGGGAGTACAAAAGATGTCCACGTAGAAGGACTGCCCACTACCTATATAAACCAGCGTATAAAATGTTACCATGATGAGAGATCAATTATTAAAAGCGATAACTTCCCATGCTAAAGGTGAAATAGAAAGGCACAGAGCAAACGTTGAGGTATATCTTAGTAATCCTGCTGGTATAGGTGAACATTCGGATATAACAGATGCAATACAGGTAGAAATTGACAAGATCTCTCGTTATCATGATCAGATTGAAGTAATAAATACTTACTTAAGAGATAAGAAGCATCCAATACAATTAAATGAATGATAAAGAGGCAGCGAAAAAATTAATAAAGTTAGCTAAAGAACATCCTGATTGGTATTCCAAAAAGGATGTTTTTTATGCAAAGCAAGTTAAAAAACAACTTAAAAGAGCAAAAAAACTCCGAAAAAAACAAACTGAAACTTAATTATGGCACTATCCGAACAAGTTGAAACTGCTTTGAATGAAGCACAAGATAAACTAAGAGAAGCATTAGCCTTCGCAGCAAGGAGTGAAAAACCTTATATTAGTAAGCATATATCTGATATGATGATGAAGATAGATTGTTTATGCGAAGTGTCTGTATTAATTGACCACGTTGAAGATAGTATGAGAGTTGAAGATGAGTGAAGTTCCTGAGTATTTTCAAGATAATATACTAGCCTCAACGGTAGCACAATTTCCTAGTGGGACAATGTTCCATGCGTTTTCGACACCAATATACGCAACTAGGATTAAAGATAATCTTGATGAAATTCAGACAGAACTCAGTAGATCTTATAGAAAGACTACTTTTACATATAAAGAAGAGTTTGGGATGACACATCAGTTGTCAGATACTACTTTTTCTGGTAATGTTATAGTTGAACATGGATTAAAAGAATTTGAACAAGTAATCCATTTTCATCTTTGTAATTACATGACAGGGATAAAATTTCCCCAGGATGGAGGTAGGAGTAGTAAGACTAAAATAGAGGATGTAAAATATACAATCTCACAATCTTGGTGGTCTAAGTTTGGATATAGAGATTATGCTCATGTACATAATCATGGTAATAGTGATGTATCTGGAGTGTACTATTTCCAAGCACCTTCTAGTGAAGAGAT